GTTACGGAAACGTTCCCCGATACGTTTTCGATCGTTACCTTTCCGGTTGAAGCGTCCCACGCGCCGGAAACAACTTCGCCGCCCATTACAACGGTAGGTGTTCCGATTGTGTAGCCGCCTGCTGCGGTAAGTGTTGCTTCAAAGTCTGCGCCCGCTTTGATCTCTGATCCCACGAACGAAGAAGTAACGTGTGAAAGTGTCTGTGTTACGGTGTAAGTTGTAACCGCGTTCGGTACTTCCTCGACGTAGTCGATAAGTGTTCCCTCGCCGTCCATTGGCAGCGCGTGGAACTCTGCGTCTACAACTGTCGCTTCGTCTTTCTTGAAAGAAAGTGTAAAGCCTGCTTGGTTCTGTCCGACGATCATTAAATAAATATCGCCGTCCACGGCGTCGACGTGGTGGAAGCAAATAACGTACTTTGCGCCCTTTGCGTTGCCTGCGCCGCCGACCTTTACTTCGCGGTAATGCTTACCGTCGATAGCGTTGTCACGCTCGGTCACGCGTGCGGTATCGCACAACTTGTCAAGTGTGTTTCCGGTAAATGTCATAATTCCGGCTTTAAGTGTTGCTTCCTCGTCTGTCATAACAGACTTTGCAACCTTGCCCATATCGTCTTTTGCTTCGTAAAACTCCGGCTTATACTCCAACTCTGCGCCGCCGGAAATATAAGCGTACTTGTTGTCTTCGACGCAAAAATCTTCGGGATTGGGAATAGTTGCGCCCTTTGTGAAAGTCGCAACGTGCAAATAGCCCGATCCTAAAATAATTCTTTCTGCTGCACTCATTTTCTTTTTACCCCTTTCGTAGTTTCTCGACGGTTACGAACTCGTAAGCCGTCATTGTCATATTTTCGTCACGAATAAAAGTTTGTGTCTTCACAAAATCAATATCCGGTAGGACTTTCGCTTCAAACTCCGCGATTGCCGCTTTGTCTGCTGCGCTTGGGCGTCTGTCCGTGTAAAACTCGAACGACGCTTCCGTTGTTTTTATCCTAACCGCTTGATCCGTTCCCGTGTACCGTTCCACACGCTGATAGCATATAAACGGTAATGTCGGGGCGGGGTTCTGCTTCGTGACCGTAAATTCGTTTTCGGCGATCGGATAGTCCAACGCCGCCGCCCTTGCGACAATTTCGTCGAATGTTGGCATAGATTAGACCCCCTTTCAACCGCCTGCATTTCTTACGACCTTTTCGATTGCCTTTTCTGCCGCCTTGTCTATATTGTCAAGTGCGGGTTGCCAATGCTTAAACGCTGCCGTTCTTGTTCCCTTTCGGGTTAAGTGTCCGTGTTCAAGCAAATGCGTTATTTGATAGCGTTTTTTGTTGTAGATCGTGTAACTTTCCGCACCTTGTACCGTTGACGCCGTTTTTCGCTGCGTAACGGCAAAATTCTTCGCATATTGACCCGTTCGGTTGTGGTAGGGTTTCCCCTGCTGCAATTCCTTAACGCCTTGTTCTGCTAAATCTTTGAACGCTTCGTTAAGTCCTTTTGTTATGTCCTGCGAATACTCCGAAAGTTGCTTTTGCAATTCTTCGGAAAGTTTGTCGTAACCTACATTAACTACCATTTCCCGCCCTTTCCGCCGTGTATAGTTCGATCTTTCCGTCGCGGCGTGCGCCGTATGTTCGGTAAATCGAAAGACGGTTGCCGTCGTACTCGACTTCTTCTTGACCGTCATATTCTGCCGCCCACATAGTGAACTTGTATTCCGCTTTCATTCCCATTTGACCCGCTGCGTTGAACTCGTCGCGTCCTACGGGATCTTTTGTTGCAAATACTGTCGTTGTGACGTCTTCGTCGGTCGTTTCTCCAACGCTTACAAGTTTGATTTCTACGTCTTCCATACTCTGCCCCCTTTAATCTCCGCCGCCTGCTGCCGGATCTGCCGGATCTGCTGCGGGTTCTTCGGGTTTTTCTGCAAAGTATTTCGCGCAACCCTTGATCTTGGTTAAAACCATATTGTAAACGCCGATCAAAGTGTCGTAGTCGTCGCTAATGCTATAATTTGCCTTAACGTAGGACAAAACCGCTTCGATCAAAAGCGGGTCTTCGGGCGCGGAAAGCCACGAAGACTTGACGCCGATACGTTCAAGATCGCTTAAAGCCGTATCGACAAGGCGTTCAACGTCCGCGTCTAACCCGTCCGTTGCGCTTTTTCTCACTCTTAACTTTGCCGCGCTCAATAATTCCGCTTTAGTCATTGCTTAACCTTGCCCCCTTGCTATTAGCCCTGCGCTGCTCTCTTTACACGGATAAAGCCGTTGTAGGCTGCTACCGCACCGCCGACAAATGTAGACGCGCGATATGCGATCTGTCCGGTTGCGAACTTGTAGTCTTCGGACTTTCTCGCGTCAATGTCGCTAAATACGGCTAACTCGAAGTTTTCAAGTGCGCCGTATGCCATACAATAAGGTGTTGAAGCGGTCTTTGTTGCTGATACCGCGTCACACGCGCTATTGATGATGAAAGGCACGCCGTCAATAGTTCCGCTATTGCCGTTATTAACGATTGTGTAAACCTTTCTTCCCTGCTGATCGCGAAGCATTGCAAACGCTTTAAGATCCTTTTTGTTAAGGATAAGTGTTGCGATTGCTTCCACGTCCTCGTCGCCGCCGTAAGAGTAAATGATCTCATCAAGTGTCTTGTTGTCGATCGCTGACAATGTAATGTCGGTGTTGCGGTCGATAACGTCGTCGCTTGCGCTTGCCGGATTGAAGAAGATACCCTTGATAGTTCCGGTAGATCCGTCGCCGTTGATGATCTGACGTGTGATCTTACGTCTAACGGCTCTTGTAACGCTCTGTTCAACTACTCCGTCGTAGTCTGCGTTAGGCAACTTTGCCATTTCTTCGGGTTCTTCTGTGTAAGCGGTAACTTTCTGCTTCTCGATTGTTACATAACCGAAAACGGGTTCGTTGCTGCTATATGTTCCGCCCTCTGCGGTTACATTTCCGCCGCTGCCGTAAGACTTAACGAAGCCGCGGTTGTAAGTTTCGCCGCCGTTAAGTGGAATTGCCTTAACGCGATCAATAAGACCGGAAACGTCGTTAAATGTTTCCTTAACGTCGTTTGCGGTATGAACTACGGGCGCGGTCTGTGATACGGAAAGCGCGTTCTTTACCTTGCGGGAAAGAGTCTTTGCGGAATACTTAACCGCTTTTCCTGCCTTGGCTGCTGCGCCACGCTCTGCAAAAGCCTTTGTCTTTGCGTTTGCTTCTCCGGTTTCGCCTGCCTTGCCCTCGTCGCCGTCCTCGTTCTCGTCGGGATCGGCTACGGCTGCCATTGTCTGCAACTGTGCGCGGGTCTTCGCGTCTGCGATAATGCCCTTTGCGTCTTCAACCTCTGCTACGATTGCGTTAAGGGCTTCGCCCTCTGCGGTCTTGCTCTGCTCTACAAGTCCGGCAATGTGCTTTTCAAGGTCTTTTACACTCATTTTGATAAGATCTTCGTGTTTCATTTTGGTTTTACCCCTTTCTTTTTACTGTGTGATAATTTCCAAATAGTTACGCATAAGCGCGTTGCGGGTTCTGATTGTTTCCGCTTCGCGTTCTGCTGCTGCCTTTGCCTTGTCCGCTTCCTGCGAACTTGGCTTTTTCAAAAGCCCTTTCGGGATCTTTTCGCGATCGGCGCGACCCATATAGTCGCCAACGGCTGCGGCGTATTCTTTCGCGTCTGTAACTTCAACGTTGAAATACTTTGCCGCTTCTTCCCCGTTTAACCACGTTTCGGCGTCCATAAGTTCTTTTATGGTGTCGATTGAAACGTCGTCTTTTAGGTGCTTTCCGTAAATGTTCAACATACCGATTGCGATTTCGTCTAAATCGTCCGCCATTTTACGAAGTTCTGCGGCGTTTCCCTCGCCGTAAGACCACGGATTGTGGATCATAAAAAAGGCGTTCGACGGAATTTTGGGCGGTTCGCTTCCTGCAAACGCTATTACCGACGCAATAGATCCCGCTAAACCGTCCACATAGACTTGAACTTTGTTCTTTGCGGCGTGTCTTTGGATCATATTGTAAATTGCGATACCCGCAAATACTGATCCGCCGCCCGAATTTATGTAAATATTAAGATCCTTTCCCGCCTGCGCGGTTAGGAAGTCTTTTACCGCGTTCGGGTATTGGTCTTCGTCCTGCCACGCTCCCCACCAATCGGAAACAATGTCGCCGTAAAAATACAAGTCGGCTTTGTTCTCGGTTTCGTTTTTTACCTCGAAGCAATTAAAAATTTTAGGCACGTTTTACACCCCCTTTCCTGCGTTTTTGCGCGTCGGAATATATAACGCGATTGCTTGTAATTTGTTTTGCGCGTCGCCTGCTGCCGGATCTTCCCCGCTGCCTGCTGCCGCGTCTTCGCCGATCTGATAAATTGATTGTTCGTCCGCCTTAACGTAGTTAAGACTTACCATTCGGACGTCGCCGTCTTCGATCGGCTCATAATACATAAGTTCGCGGTATTCGTTTATTGTGATGATACCGCGATCGAAAAGTTGCGATCCTAAATTTACGCGCGTCTGCAACGTTGCATATTGCAAGCGGTTAGCGGTAAAGATGATCTTATTACCGAAGCCGCGTTCGCGCTCTGACAATAACTTGTATGTAAATTCAAGCGAAAGTTGTAACGCGATCGGCTCGATTACGGCTTCATAAAATGCGTTCCATTCGCTTTCGTTGTATGTCGAATTAAGGATCTTTTCGTTTACGTTGTAGTAACGATAAAGGTTTTCGCGTAAGAAAGCGGATTGCGTAACCGGAATTGCGTTTGTGTGCTGCGTGATCTCGTGGAACTCCATAGAGTTGTCAAGACCCGCAATTCCGCCGTCGTTCGCTGCGCTCATATACGCTTCTTGGAACTCGCGAACTTTTTGTTTAAGTTCGTCGTCGTCTGCAAAGTTGTTATATTTCAAGTAGCCTTTAAGGTTCGCGGAATTGTTTACCGCGTTCCGTAGGCTTTCGCCCGTAGTGTCTAACAATTCAAGGGTTGTTTTTAACTGACTTTCCGGCGAAGTTCCTATAAATCGCTTTCGATCGTAGCGGGCTTTTAAGTGGATCACGGATTGATACGGCAATGTATATTCTTCGCCGTTGTAGTCCCAAACAAAACGGAAAAAGATATTGCTTTCTTCTTCCCAAATTCGGAACGACTTAACCGTTACCGGAACAATGCTTTGTACCCTTGTAAAGTCTGTATTGTAAAAAATAACTGCAAAAGCGTTTGACTTATAAACAAGATCCGAAGCCATTTTGTAAAGCCCGTCGAACGGTGTTATTTCCGGCGACCAACGAAGCGAAAGCAATTTTGCCAAATAGTCGTCTTTGATCGTAAGCCCTGCGGCGTCCCTGCGGATCACTTGCGGGGTCAACTTTCCCAAATTTGACGCTATACAATTCGCGATTGATCCGATTACGTCGGACTCGTAAAGGTCGCTTGATCCTTGATACTCTCCACGAAAAGCGAAAATAGGCGCGTACTTATAACGTCTTAAATTCAACAAATCTTTGATTAGACCCAAATTGTCGCGCCCCCTTTCTTTTCCAATCTACCCACATATTACACAATAAAAACGCCCGTTTGTTATTATGTTTTTAACGGGCGTTTTCTGCTGCAATCCCTTTATTTACGCGGGCTTGCGCTCATTTTTTAGTTGTCTACCTACTTCGTCGTGATATTTCATTTTTACCGCTAACGCGTCGAAGATTGCGACCGCGCCGTCTATGTGTGCGCGCTTTTCAATCTTAACGGGTTTCATTCTGCTATCGTTGATGTTTATATCAACCGCAACGTTTAGTAAGTGCGATTGCAACAAGGCGTTGTCGCCTATGTTGTAGTTGCCGTCTTTTAGATCTCCCTCGAAAGCGTGCAAGATCGGCGTTAGGTTCGTTCCTTGGTAAACGTCGTCCATATGGAAGCCGCTTTCTTTCATATCTTGGACTAAATATTGCGCGCTATATCGGTCGTAGCCTACCTTTAACGGGCGGATCTTGTAGATCTTGACAAGGTCAAAAAACCATTTGTAAACGTCGCGGTAGTCGACGGCGTTGTCGCCGGATATTTGCAAGAAGCCTTGTTCTTCAAAGATATTGTACGGCGTGTTTTCTTCGTTGATTGCGACTTTGTAACGTTCGCGTGGCATAAAGAAACGCCCGAAAACGTAATTGATCCCGTCGCGCTCGATAATAATAACCGCTGCCGTAAGGTCTGTCGTCCTTGAAAGGTCGATCCCGCCGACGCAATAGCAACCGCGGAAGTCTTCAAGCGATAACTTAACGGGTAGCCCGTCTTTATCTTTGCCGACCGCCTTGTCGACGTCCGCAAATTCAAGCCACGCAATCGAAGAATTTTGTTTTATGTTGCAATACTTGGTTAGGAACTCCGCTTTTTTTGACAACGACGCTTTCGCGATCGCTATTTGCTCTTGGTAGAACTCCCACGAAACGGAAACGTCCAAATTCGGGTTTGACTTTTCCAATTCTTCGCGCGTGTACCAAAGTTCGGGATCGTCCACGATATACAAAAGCGGAAGCAAGCGTTTTTCGTCGGATCTGCCTTTTAAGAACGCGGTAGATCTGCGCATAAGTTCGTCGAATATTCCGTCGTTGATATATCCGGCGGTTGATGTTGACAAAATAAGCGGTTGTTTTCTCGCGCCTAACGCGGACGTCATAACCTCGTATTGCTTTAAGCCTTGATCGCCCGACCACGCTTCCATTTCGTCGTTAAGTACAAAGTGCGGGTTGAAACCGTCGGACTTCTTGGAATTAAACGCGATCTTCTTGATCGTCGTGTTGAAGTCTTTTATATAAATATCTGCGCGGCGTTTCTTGGTAATGTCGTCAAGTTCCTTTTCTGCCTGCACGATCTGATAAAAGGCGTCGTAACACAAATCGGCTTGATCCAATTTTGGCGCAAGACAATATAACTTCGCGCCGTACTCCCCGTCGACGTATGCCATATAAGCCATAATAGCCGCGG